GAGATATTTCTCTATTTGGTACGGAACCAGTACCAAATAGCGTTGACGTAACTCCATACAGTTTGAAAATATCAAGCGTTCCTGCCCTTCCAGTATTCGAACGGGTGCGCGATATACCACCGATGTAACGATTTGTGATGTAACCATCAGCGCTGGCAGTGAGTGCAAGTATCATTTAATTCTGCTCTTCCAATAATGTCAGTGTCTGGATATCTTATCTCAAACATTCCGCCCTCTGGCGGGTACAAAATGTTTCGCTTCGTTGATCCGGCAACATCGAAAGACGAACCAGGATATTCTCTGTTGTTTATGCAATTCAGAAAATTTGATCTGATTTACAGATATGACACCAGGCGTTATCGAGATGACTTTCGATACCTCAGTGATGATGATCGGCTGATCTACGTTAAAGTTCTTTGTGTCAAAGAACTTTTTCAAATTCTTGAGGACTGACTGGATCACAACCTGACGGTTCGATATTGAATCGGTTGAAATATCAAATTCGACTTTCAGATTTACGATGCTCACATCAAGAATATCGACTGCATCTCCTATCAGTCTCTGCGGGTTGAGATACGTTCTTAGATTTTTCTTCAGTGTATCACTTGATACAGCGAGCTTACCATCTCCGTCCCTAGAGATGATGTAAAGTTTTGTTGCAAATGGAGAATTAGATGACGATCTGATTCCGGCCCTGTACACACGTCCAAAATTTGATGGGAGCGTGTACACTCTGGCCAGCATATCGCTTGCAGTCACGATTCTCGATTGCGAATTCCTATATGCGCCAACAACAGACTTCAGCTCATCGATAGAAGGAGCATCGTCACCGCCTCTTGCGCGAACAGGGTTGTTACATTTAATCGATGCTCTCACGCTCCTTGAAACCGAGAATGAAGGATTTCCAGGAAACGTAAGCTGAAATGTTTCGACAGATCTGATTGAATTTGCGATTGCATTGTGATTCAATCCTCCTCCATACCTGTACGTCACGTTCAGGTTTGTATTGACGGCGTATACTCCAAGAGTCTTCGTTGCTAGCAAAGAATTCGGATCGATTGGCTCAATCGGGAAGCTAGATCTGTACTGATACGGAAGCGCTATGTCCGATGGATCTGGAATTACGTCATCCTCAAATGTTTCTGCATTACCGCCACCGAGAGTTAGAACAGTAGATCGAGTCGAAAGTTCAACTTGCTTTGTGTAACGGTACGGTGCAGATATCATTTTCAGGCTTGACGGTACCTCCATCGAGTCAGACGACGTATTCGTAACAGGAACAAAAACGGTATCTTGACTCAAATCTTTTACTTCGTAATACACATTTCCTAGATCATCTTGCACGCTGATAATCTCTGAAATATCTTTCTGCGAGAGAGCAACTCTTCTGAATGGCACGAAGTTTGAACCGATGACAACAGTTTCTGTCGTTATATTTCCAGAGAGTGCTGTTCCTCTTTTCGTGATAGCGTAGCTTTTAATTGTTCCATCAGGGAATGTTTTCAGTATTGAAACAGATGCTGCAAGAGTACCATCTGCGTTTCTTGTTGTAAAGTTTATGGATTCCAATAGATTGAACTGCACTCCAGAATCGCTAGCAATTACTGCAGTTTGTAGTACTGGAAGTGCAGTCGTATCTGGCTCAGATTTTCCACCTGTCGTTACTGCCGGTATCTCGAACGTAATATCAACTGGTACAATCGCCGGCGCCGCACCAGAAATTGGAACGCCAGAGTTCCTAAGAGCACGTTCAATGTTGACATTTTCTACTGCTGTATCGATATCGAGTTCTGAGAACTGGAAATCGAGATAGAAGTTTAGATTGTCTCCTACGACTGCCGCCATATCTACAAGAAGACCTCCAACACCTGTTTCAGATAGATCTTGAATTTTTGTTGGGTAGTACTTCCTTGCGTAATTGACAATTGCATTCCTGTTTGTCGCGAAGTCTCTGTTCAGATACGTTCGCTGGCGTACTTGCTGTGTTTTTGTATCTGATGTTGTCATGTTACGTAAATCGTTACAGTTATCTGTCTATCTTGCACACTGAGTGATGGTATTCCATAACCAATCGTTATATTTACAGCGGCCACTCTATTTCCTCTATTGCCAGAGACGACAGCGGAAGAGAATGTTTGAAGATCAATGTACGGCATCCATTTCGAAACCGCAGCCTTGATTCTTTCAACTGCGAGAGCATCAAAAGAATCTGTGTTCGTATACTCCAAAGCCAAAGGTCTTAGATTTGCTCCTAGTCCTGGGAGTCCCAATCTTTCGCCATGATTCGTCTGAAGTAGATTTCTTAGATTATCTGATATCTGCGCATCGAGCGATGTCGACATCGCAAAGATACCGTCAGTATCAGATCCGAGCTTTAGAGGCGTAAGAAATCCGTATGGAACTGATTGCTGTATGATAGCGTCAGCCTGTTCCTGCTTCTGTATAACAGTCTTACCTACGTTCTTAAAACTGATTGGCATTCCGTCTTATCATAATAACCCACTCACGGGCTATTTCGTCGCAGCTAGAATGCCTCCGAGGTCAATGATTGCCCTTATTTTTCTTGACTCAGCAGGAGCGTATTTCGTGCTATCTGGTAGAGCAGTCACTTGATTCGCAGGATCGCCGGGAGATCCTGTATCATAAGAAATAATTTCTTTTTGATCTGATCTGAACCACCGTGTGGCCCAACCATATCCATTCGCATCTGTGTAGAATCCGTATAGCGCAGTACCGATTCCGTATCCTTTTGCAGATGTTCCCTGGCCACCTTCGATTCCAATGTAGGCCGGCCCATGAGGCGTTCCAGGACGTTTGATTCCAAGCGATTCATCTGAATTTTCTACTCTTGATGTGATAAGAAGAATGTGTTCTGTACCACCGAACTCTTTTTCGTACTGTCCGGAGCCCCCAACAAGAACTGCATATGCTTTCTCTCCCGGCTGGATGTTGAACATGCTAGCTGTTGGTTTCTTTTCAGGAGACTTTCCATCAGACAGATCGTACACCATCTTATCGAGCTCTCTGCCTAGATCAAGAAGAACTGCAAGTATCGATTTCGTCTTTGTGAGAGTCTCATACGGCTGAGTGATTTCATCACGCTTTGATCCTGCGTGGAATAGAAGTGCTCTCAGAAAAGTTCCGCAAGATGAAAGAGTCTTGCCAGTATTTTGTTGAAATGTTGGAGTATCAGTTGGAAGAATGAATTGAAGGTACTTCTCTCTTGTCGACACTTCGGTAAATTTCGGCTCATCTTTTCCCTTATCATTTTTTACAATTGACTTAATGTATGTCGAAACGTAACTGAGACCTGATGCTCCTTTTGCAAGTTTGATAATCTGTTCTGGCGGTGTAAGCTTTTTCTGTTCTCCACTTGCAGGCGGAGGTCTGTAACCGTATCCAGCGCCCATGTGACCAACGAGTCCAGCGTCCGCAACGCCAAGTGTTGACCCAACCACTGCGATAGAGAGACATTCTGTAGTTTTCTCTGCAAGCACCTGTGCACCGGCGATTTGGACTACTGATAGTTCTACCGCTGATGGATCAGGACTTCCAAGCGGCGCCGGTGGAGGAAGAACTTTTTGTACTAGCTTACAGATGTCTGCCAAAAATTCTATTGGAATTTTTGCAGCAAATGAAGGAATCTGCAGTGCTAGATCAACCAGAAGCTTTGGAAGTTCTAGAGGAAATTTTACAAAAAAATCGAACGCAGGAAGAGGTACATCGTAAGCTGGAATTGGAGGAAGATCGAATGGAGGTATTTTAACAACTGGAATGTTAAAAGAAGGAAATTTTGCAACAATGCTCGGAAGATCTGGTACCGGTACTCCAAAATCCAACAAAAAGTCTGGTGTTGGAACAATAAGTGCGGCAAGCAAATCTGGAAGTGATAGTTGCGGAACATTTAGATTAAGGTTGACTCCAAACGCAAGAATATCGCAGAGTGGTAGGAACGCGAAATTCGATTCAACATTAAGCGTCTTTGCGATTGCCTCGTATGCTCCAACGTAAGACTTGTGAAAATCTGGGAACAGAGCCTCGTCCTCGAGCGGAATATCGAGCGAGATTGGTTTCAAAGGCTTCCCGCATGGAACTGGGAATCCAGTATCAAGAGCCTTCAGCTTTTTTTTGACATCTTCTACGAATTTGTCTCTTGCTGGTTTTGTTAGTTTACCATTCGCATCGAGAATACCAGCCCCCTCTTGACATTTCATTTAATCAAAACTTTCTTTGAATATCCACCTTGACTCGGCGCTCCCGTTCCAATCGCTCCTCCCATTGTCGATATCGTGGGAGGAGCAGTAACAGTCCCGCCCGCCACCGCCGCGGGCTGTGATGTGCAGAGAATTGCTTGATTTGCATCGTCTCCTCCGAGCTTGATGTATCCCGTTTCAGACGGCTTGAAGATGAAGTTACCGTCGACGACTCCAAAGCTACACCAGGTCGTCGGATCGTCAGACTCAACTTCAATTCCCGTCGTTGGATCCTTTGACGATCCTTTCACGGTGATCATACAAGATTTTCTTGCGATGAATCTCAGATGGTCTGCTTTGATAACGATTCCCGAGCCATCTGATCCGCTCACACCGGAGTTCTGCAGTGAGAGCTTGAAAAGATCGTCAAGGTTGACATTGATGCAAAGCATGACTCGCGCTGCATCGTTCGTATAGTCTGCATTACCCTCATTTGGGTTCTCATTCCCATTGGATTTGTCAGCCTCGGTCTCTTTCAATGAGTTTTCAACAGTGAGGGGAGCTGTCTCTGGAGTGCGTCCGCGGCCCACTACGGTGTCGATTACTCCTTCTTTTGTATCACCTTGCTCTAGAGTTCCAAGATGAATGAGCGTGTTGTTAGATCCCATTACCGCAGCATCTGGCGGCGGCTTATGAAATCTGGGTACTGATTGTCGTTTATGAGATGCGCTAGTTACTGATGTTTGAAGAAGATCTTCGTATGCTGTTTCTCCGCCAGGAAGCGGAGCAGTCTCCGGGGAGACGTAAACGCTTCCATCGGCTGGATCTACAGTTGCAACACCATTCGCAAAATTATACTGCGGCGGTTTTCCTGGCTCATCAGATTCGAGAGGATTCGCCGCTGCGCACCATGCTCTCGGCGCGTGCGTATGATTTGCATCCTCTACGGATCTTGGCTCGTGAATCCTACCGATGTAATAAGCTCTCTGAATCGCTTGATCGATCAATGTCTCGAACATCACCCAGATGTGTTCACCTGGTTTGATCGGAAGCTGTAGGTGAGAAGAAAAGATTGGATATACAAACCTTCCACGCGATTGAGATGTACCGTCTTGTTGTTTTACTGCGAGAATGGTACCAATCGGAAGATCTCTCCAATTTATTTCATCTGAGAAATCATATTTTTCGTGAAGTGCTGCATACTTTTCATCATCAAGTTCAGAGATCGGATTCGAAAATACCTCCAGTGCAATATACCTGTGCAGCACTGGAGGTAGTCCAGGTTGATAGAGACCATTGATCACGTCTCTCATGAGACGATCAACTAGAGTTCTATAACTTGCTCCTTCAGCTATCTGTTTGATGATGTCAGCTTCAGACATTCACTTCTTCTTTTCTATTGCGTTGTACGCATCTTCAATGTCAATTTTTTCGTTCTTTTCTTTGACAAGCGAGATAAGTTCAGACAGCTTCCCAAGCTGATCGTTTGCTTTTGACATTCTCTCAAGAAATTTTGCTATTGTAGCACCGTGTACTGCTAGCTCTCCTGATGTACTCTTACATGTTTCCACTAGAACATCAAACATTGATCTTGCACGTGCTCTGTCTTCTACGGCATTAGCATAAATTTCAAGCCAGAGTGTCTTTTGCTGGGATGGTACGTCTTCAATTCTATCAAGAATGTCAGAGAATTTTTTTGATTGATCATCTGCATTTTTGATTTCTTCGTCAATCGTCATTATTAAACTTCCCATGATATCAATATCGTCTGCAGATTCAAGTAGACTTTTGATTGCGTCGATTACAACACGATCGATCGAATTATCCATGATTACGATCATCTTGTTCAGTCTGTCAACGAGAGCTTTTTTTGCTTCTGTCGATTGACAAAGAATCGATGGATCTAGAAACGTCTTGTTCGTGCTCTCAACTTTTTCAAGATCCGTTTGAGACATCTGATCATCGAGAGAAACGTATCTTCTCATCTTTTGAGTTTTGTCTTTTACTTTT